AAATAATGCTAAAGATAAACCTAAGAAGATTGCCGTACTAAAACAGTATGATAGTCCTGCTTTGAGAATGTTAGTCAAAGGTGCTTTTGATCCTAAAATAGAGTGGGAATTACCACCAGGCGAACCTCCGTTTATACCAAACGAGGCACCTGAAGGTACTGAACACACACTATTAGAGAATGAAGCAAAAAGGTTATGGCATTTCGTTAAGGGTGCTGATCCTAAGTTAAACAGTTTGAAAAAAGAAACACTGTTTATACAGATTTTAGAAGGCTTACACGCTAGCGAAGCACAAGTCCTTTTAGATATTAAAAATAAGAAACTTAACAAAACATACAAAGGGTTTTCCGACTCAGTTGCTAAAGAAGCATTTGGTTGGAATGACGATTTTGTCACCCCATAGTCAAAATTAAGGGGGTGTGCTAGAATAGCGCCCCCTTAAATCATTGATTTTACTTACTTTTTTATCAAATTTTTTAGTTGACAAACCACTTTCTTTAGTGTATATTATAAGAATAAATATAAACAAGGAGAGATTATGCGATTTTTGATTACAATTACCACTGTGTTGGGAATGTTATTGACGTTTCTGATATGGGGGTTTAACACTGCCAATGCTGGTGAAGACTACAACAAGGCAGTTATTGGTCACGTTATACAATCGAAAGTGAATGGTACTAACGTTGATGTGAGTAAGTTGATGGAGAGTGAGATACAAAAACTTGCTCATCAATTTGCTATAGAATCTATTACTATATTACAAGCTTATTTACCTGCTATATTAGACGGCGTTGCTGCTGATTTAAGATTGAAAGCCGATACAGAATATAAGTGTGCCTTACTAAAAGGTAGTAAAATAGAAGATAAACAATGTCAATAACATCTTTTGTTTTATCTTTTATAGTTTTATCAATGCTATTAGCATTGTTTAAAGTAATACCAGGAGCTATAAAAGCATTAATGTACTTTTTTGGTACATTTTTTATATTGGGTTTTTTAATTGTTACAGTAATGTATTTTTTTAATTATTATTTTATATGAATGAGATTTTGAGTATTATATGGTATATCATACCGTTTCCAGTATGGATTATTTTATTTGCTGGAATAATAGGATATGTGATTTTAGAAATACAAAACACAATTTTAAAAGTAAAGGAAACAAATGTCAAAAACACAGAAAAAATTAAGGATAAAGAAACTCTTTAAACAAGATTTTTCCGTGAAAAAGAAATATAAAACAACATATAGTGATATTAAAAAATATTTTAAAATTATCAATGATGTTGTATTTGACAATTTATTATCTCCATTTAATGAAATTAAAATTAAATATATTAAAGATAGAAAAGTTAAATGTTGGGGACAAGTTTGTATATTTGAATGGAAACGAAAAGGCACAAGACAATATCATTTAGAAATGTTGCCTGAATACCCAACGAAAAAAGATTTTGTGGACACTTTAGGACACGAAATGGTACACCTTTATCAAATGGCAAATGTCGGTGATACAGGTAACCACAATGCTTTGTTTTATAGTTTTAAACCTAAACTAAAACAAATTGGACTAACATTATAATCCTAGGAGGGATTTTATATTATGAGTAAAGAACTTGACAAATACCTAAAAGGCGTTATCAAAAAAGTGCCAGAGGCAATTCAAAACTTTTTAGATGACACAAATGGCGAATATTCAATGGTCTACTACGTAGGCAATTGGCAAGATGATGTCTTAAATAATTTCACACAAATACAGGCAGATAAAATATTTGCTGAAATGAGAAAGTTCCAAGATAAATGTTACTTCTTTCAAAAGAAAGTTAACGGCTTAGACTACGAAGACGCCAAAGAAAACAAGTATCAAACATACGAGTATCAGATTAGGAGATTTTAATGCCAGTTAAAAAATTAAATTTCAAAAAATATGTTGTTATTGCTTTAGCAATTATTGTATCTATTGTAGGTAGTTACGTTTACGGTACATTTAAACCTAACAATTGGGTTACACAAAAACTACAAATAGAATCAGAAACTAAACACTCTATTTGGGCAAAAAATTTAGGTCTTCACGCTCCGTCTATGAACTATAAAACAAATGTACAGTTTGTAGAAGAACTAAAAAAATGTGTTGACTTTTTAAACTTTCAAACACCACCTAATTTAAGAGTACCATTAGATATGTTAGTGGCACAAGCTGTATTAGAGTCAGGTTGGGGTACAAGTCGATTTGCTAAAGAGGCAAATAATTTATTTGGTATTCGAACTTGGGATAAAGATAAAGGTATTTTGCCTGTTGGTATGAGTAAAGATACGCCTTGGCGAGTAAGATCCTTTGAAACAAAGTGTGATAGTGTACAAGAATATATGAATCTATTAAACTATCATAGTGCTTATAAAGATTTTAGAGAATTAAGAACACAAATGTTTAAAGAGAATTTACCTTTAAATGCTAGAAAACTAATTAAAACTTTAGATGCTTTTTCTACTACGGCAGATTATGATGTAAGAATTATTAATATGATGAGTAAAGTAGATGAAGTAATGTCTTCAAAAGAGTGGGAAAAAATTGATGAGCAAATAAAAATAGAACTCAAAGAGAAACCACCTGTTCCTAAAAGTAAACCATAAATAATTTAATGTTTTTAACTTTAATCACTTTTTTATCAGCAATAAGCATATCTATAATTGCTGCTGGTTACTCTATCATAGGTCTGGCTGCTATATTTGCTGGTGCGACAATGCCTATTATTGCTATGGGTTCAGCGTTAGAAGTTGGTAAACTTGTTGCCGCCAGTTGGCTCTATCAAAATTGGAAAAATAGTTTAGTACCTACCTTATTAAAAACATATCTGTTTATTGCTATTGTTATTTTAGTATTCATTACTTCAATGGGTATCTTTGGTTTCTTATCTAAGGCACACCTTGACCAAGTACAACCTGGCAGTAATAATACTTTACAAATAGAATTATTAGATAATCAAATTAATCAACAACAAAAAATTGTTGATCGTTCACAAAAAACTTTAAATCAATTAGACGCTGCCTTAGACAAATATATTGATATGGAATATGTCAGTAGAGGATTAAAAGAACGTGAAAAACAAAAAACAGAACGAGAAGAATTAAGTTTAGCCATTAAAAATGCTAGTACAGAAATTGCTAAATTAGAAAATGAAAAGTTTTCTTATCAAAAAGAACAGTTAAAATTAGAGGCAGATGTAGGACCTTTAAAATATATTGCTGAATTAATCTATGGTGAAGAAGAAGCAAGAACTCATTTTGACGAGGCAGTGCGATTAGTTATTATCATACTCATATTTGTATTTGATCCTCTAGCCGTATTGTTGTTGATTGCTGCTAATATTTCATTAAAAGAACGTAAACTTAAAAAGAGATTAGAAGAAACAAACGAAAAAGAACGAGTTGAAAAGAACTTACAAAGAACTAAACTACAGAATCAGAAATTACGTAAAAAAGAACGTGATTTTAGAAAGATGGTAGCCAGTGTAGGTGATTTACAAGGTCTAAATGAAGACGAAATCAAAGTAAAACTTAATCAAATTTACGATTGGAATGAGAAAAAATAGGGTTGACAAATAGTCAAAAAAGTGATATAGTATATATTATGATGACAACAGATGATTTAAAAAGAATAAAAGAAGATAAGAAAAAACATAGATTAGATAATCTTGCCAAAGCGTGTGCTAATGCTGAATCAAATGATATGAAATCTATGTGGTATGAAAAGTTAAGAGAACTTGCTAAACAGTATAATATGATGAACTACTTTAGGAGTTTAATACACTAATGAATATATTTTACGTTGATAAAGATCCTATAAAAGCTGCTGAAATGTTAGTAGATAAACACGTGGTCAAAATGATTTTAGAATCAGCACAAATGCTTTGTACTGCTAAAAGAGTATTAGACGGCACAGAATATACAGATAAAACTAAAAATGGACGTAAGATACGAAGATGGCGATTAGACAATAGTAATGAAGAAGCAGTTATATACAAAGCAGGTTGGCTAGGACATCCTAGTACACAATGGGTTTTAAAATCTGCTTATAATTACATATGGTTATATCAACATATGATGGCACTTAATGAAGAATATAAAAAAAGATATAATCACACAAAAGACCATATGTGTATTCAAAAGTTAGGTCAACTGTTAAAAACACCACCTAAAAATGCTAGAATAGATATTAAAGGTACAGATGCTACACCTGCTATGCCAGATGAATGTAAAGTACCAGGTGATAGTGTGGCAAGTTATCGTAAATATTACATAATGAAAAAACAAAGATTTGCTACTTGGAAAGCTCCTGCTAAAATGCCAGAATGGTTTAAGGAAGGAATAAGTAGTCTTTAGAAAGGATAAAAATGGCAAAAGAATACAATAGAGAAAATATGTTAGAAGCAATTAAATTACACGCTGAAGGTCATATTAAAAAGCACAGTATGAACGTAGAAGTGTATTTAAAAAATGCAGCTGGTGTTGGTGAACATCCAGATATATTAGAGGCAATTGAAAAAGAATTAGAGATGATTGCTAAGTACCACGATCAATTAGAGGTAATCAAAAATTACTTTGAATGAAAAAATTAATTTCTAAAATAGGATTATTACATAGTAGATTATTTGCCTATGTATCAGAAAAGGCAAAAACATCTACTTGGTGGGCTGTGTTATTAACATTTTTGGTAATCTATGAAATTATTGAACACATAGTTTATCCTATTTTAGTACCATATTTAATCTATTTACAATGGTGGAAACAATAATGCCTACATACGATTTTGAGAATACAAAAACTGGTAAAGTATTTACTGAATATATGAGTATATCAGAACGAGAAGACTACTTAAAAAACAATCCTCACATTAAACAACTTATCAATTCCATAAATATTGTTAGTGGAGTAGGAAGTAATAGAACTTCTAAAACAGATAACGGATGGAAAGAAACATTAAGTAAAATTGCTGAAAAGCATCCTAATAGTGCTTTAGCAAAAGAACATAGTAGAAAATCAATCAAAACAACACAAACAGAAAACGTATTAGCAAAACATAGAGCAAGGAGAAAGTAATGGCAGATATACCAGATTATATGCGAGGCTTTGATTTAGATGATGATTGGGGTTTTACACCTATCACATCAAAGCCAGAAACAGAAACACAACCTGCTATTGATCCCAAAGTAATTGAAAATTCTAATTTAGAATTAGCAAAAGTAAAAGAAGATGTATCTGATATTAAATCTATGATGAATGAAGTATTACAAATTGCTTCAGAAAACAAAGC